TTATTGACAAATAACTGATTAAAGATATAATGAAAATAAGTATTTAAATTATTAGAGATGAGCAAAATGAATGTCTTTCAAAATTTTTTGACGGTAGATAACAATCAGCTCCTTTCGGTGAGTTGATTTTGACAACTTAATTATACCATTTGGGGATGGTTGTTACTATAAGATTCTAATGTTCAGAAGCGCAGATTTACAATGGCATATAGAATAGAACGAAATAATTTATATAGATACCAAGGAAAACGCAGTGATGTTGCGGTTTGCCATGATTTTCATGCAGCAGGAGATACTGATGGAAGCTACTATGTGGATGATAGTGCAAATAAATACTATAGAATAGTTAATATTTCAAAATATGCGACACAAGTAAAAATTACAGATGAAAATGTTATTAAACATTATGGGATGATAATTTTGCAATGTTAGGAAATGGCTTAAAATGGTCATTTCCTAACATATGTGTTACTAATTTGTTACTTGTTGAATGGAAATTTATTATTTCAACAAGAGAATAGTATCTCTCAATTGTTCCACTGTTTTATGATTATAAACCCTATTTCCAACATCTTTAGATTTGTGCCCCATCAGCATATCAATACACTTTCTATTACCACCTGCATTATCAAGGAATGTTTCAAAAGTATGTCTAGCTTCATGAGGAGTTTTCTTCTTCTTTGTTATATAGGAAATAACAGTTTTCCATTCTTCATAAAAATCCCCTTTTTTAAATTTAGATCCTTCATCAGTTTCTAAAAAATATTCATTACTTTTCTTTAGCCGATTTTTCACAAACGGCATGATACGAGGATGGATTGGCATAATTCTATTCTTCCCTGAAGAAGATTTGCTTCCGCCTTTAAAATATTCTTCTTCAAGATTGATCTGATCACATGTCATATTTAACAATTCCATTAATCTGAATCCGGTGTAAATATAGATTAATACAATATCAACATTTTTTTGATCAGATATTTTCCACAGAGCTTCAACTTCTTTTTCAGTGAATGGAGTGCGTTTAGTTTCTCCCTGTTCTGTGCTGACAGAAATTATTTGAGAATACATCTTATCTATAATGTCTAATTCAAATGCAAAATTATCTAAATGCCACCAAAGTGCTTTGATGTGAGATTGTGTAGCATAACTACGACCACAATCGTCCATGGTTGCTTGCATATGATAAGCTCGTATTTGCCTATATTTCTTTCCGTACAGTTTTTGACAATGTTTATAAGCTGCTTTAAGTGTATATAAACGAGAACTTCCAAGTTTAGGAGCTTTTACTTCAAGCCATCGCTTATATAATTCTGCAAGAGTGACGCGATTGCGATCAATATTCCAAGGATTATCATTGTACCTGGCTAAAATAATATTTGCCTCTTCACGAGTTGCAGCATAGTCCACCGGGACTTGTCTGCCGTGTCCATCTTCGTCGTATGTAGTGACTTTGATCACATATGGTCGTGATCGATTGCCTTTTAATTTTGTTACGCTGCCGTAGCCGTTTGGATTTCTTCTTGCCATATATCATCATTCCTTTCTAAAAAAGGGTACAAAAAATACACCCTTATCAATTTGTAAAAATCGGGAGTGTATGATATAATTCTGTTGTTGAGACTAGAAGCATATCATACACTGTATTGATAGGTTTCTGAAATTCCGTCCAGTTGGTAACTGGGCGGTTTTATTAAATTAATAAATATCGAATGATTTTACAGTTGGATTATCGGTTGATCCAGAGACCTTTGCTTCACAAGTTTTCTTTTCTCCGTTAAGAGTACATTCTGCTTTCAAGAACCAAGTATTTTTATCATCCATGCTTTCGGTTATTTTACCCTTTAGATAGTGTAATTTAAAATCTTTTCCATATTTATCTTCGCCATAATGTTTTACAGCGGTCCAAGAAGCTCCTTTTTCTAATTTGCTTTCCAGATTCTTTTCATCGGATTTAGCTTTTTTATTTGAAGCTAAGACTAGTTCAATTTTTACAGTTTTAGAATCCTTATCAATTTCCATTTTTCCAGTAAGATAATCATCTTTGAAATCATCAATAAAATCTGTAAAATCTACGCCATCAGCAGAATATTCACCTTTGTATCCATACTGTTTTAATTTTTTGATAGTTTTATCAACAGGTTGACCTTTTAATTTTTTAATTTTTTCTTCAGTAGTAAGCTTTTTGGCTGTTGTGGTAGTACTTTTAGATTTATCTTTTTTAGAATTTCCACCGCAAGCGGTTATAGAAATAGCCATTAACGTTGCTAATCCAATTGTTAAAAGTCTTTTTCTCATATACATTTCTCCTTATTTTAATCTTAATTTAATTAGTTTCTCATCATATCCAAGTGCACGTGCAATCTGATCAGTTGTGTATTCTTGAAATTCTAGAATTGTTTCATCTGATACTAACAGCTCCATAGCGAATAGATCGGCTTCCATTTCATACTTTGTTGTATTGAATCCAGTATATGTATCCATGAATAATGCATTAGCTTTTTTATGTAGTAACATATGTCCTAATTCATGGGCACAGACAAGGATTTGTTCATGCTCTGGAAGAGAATCATCAATATAAATAATGTTATTACGTTGGAAATATTGATAAAATCCTCTGATACCCTCAAGTGGCACCGGCACAAGGATAACATTTAGCCCTTTGATGATCTCAAAGGGATTTCTTGTTTTATGTTTCTTGACAAGCGAATTTACAATCTTTTTTATGTTCATTCACATCAGTCCTTTTTATATTTTTTAGGTGTATATTTTTCCTTGTTCTTTTTCTTAGCCATCTCCATACCAATTTCCATTGCATTTAGAATAGACTCGATTGCTTCAGGAGAAGCAGGATCACCATCAAACATTAATCCTTCTTGGGATAATAATTCAGCCTTGGTAGAACTTATAATATCTAAAATATCGCGTTTATCTTTCTGCGATAAAGTTTCATCCGATAGAGAATCAGTTCTTTCCATAGGTACATCATACCCCATTAACCATGCTTCAGATATATTGAATTTTTCTGCAATTTGAGATAGTCTATTCTGCCTCGGGCTTCTTTCACCACTTAAATACATTGACATAGATGACTTTGGAATACCAGTACGTTGACATAGGTCGACTTGGTTAATATTTTTTATATCCATTAACTCTTGAAGCCTTGTGCTTGTGTCTTTTTTCAAATGAACACCTTCTTTCTTATATGTACTATACTCGGATTATAACATTAAAAGTTCACATTTACAATGAATATTTGAAAAAAAGTTCCGAAAATGTGAAAAAAAGAATTGACAAGTGTAAATGATGTGTTATACTAGATATAGGTTCACAAAAACGGAACAAAAGAAAGAAGGTGATTAACTTGTTCGCAGAGCCTAAGTATGATTATTCAAAATTACGCGGACGAATTAAAGAAAAATGTGGAACAGAAGGCACATTTGCGAGAGAGATAAGACGATCACATAACTATTTGACAAACGTTTTTCAGGGAAAGTCTTATTTTTCGCAGAAGGACATTGATCGGGGATCAGAAGTTCTTGGTATTATTCCTAATGAGATAGGAGTATATTTTTTTACAAAAGAAGTTCACAAAAACGAAACTAAATAACCAGGAGGTGAGAAAGACGAAATATATAAACATTACAAGATTTGTTGCAATAGCATTTTTTACATTAGAAGCATTATTAAAAATATATGCTTACAGAAAATTAAAGAAAGAAGATCCATACAGTGAAATGAAGAAGGAACTTCTTTTACAGAAAGTAATGATAGATATTCTTGCAGTTGCAGTGATCCTAGAAAGAACAGCTATTTATATCTGTATTTAGGAGATAGGCAAAATAAGAAGTAATAAAATTAGTTGCCCAAACTGCAAACAAGAAAATGAAGAAGATTCAAATTTCTGTGCAAATTGTGGCGAGAAGCTAAAAGATGTGTGTAGCTGTCGGGTAATAAAAAAGGACAGCTATTCTTGCGGAGAGAAAAGCTGTCCGGGATATAAGTTTTTTAAAGCGGTATAGAAAAATAAAGGAGTTAAAACATGCAAGTAATAACAACAATACTATCAGCAACAGCATTAATCGTTAATCTCTGTACACTCTTCTACATTAGAAAAATGTACAAGGAATGATTGATGTTTCTTGAAATGGTGAATGCGGTTAACGGAAGTGATCTTAATCGCAAGTGTGGGATAGATTTTATCGAAATAATATCCAAACTCTTCCGAAGAACAAGGATATAGAATATCTCCAGCACTTAAATGATTAGAATACAGATCGTCCGAAATGATATCTGCAATCGGAGTTCTCAAAGGACCGGCATATGTATATGTTTGCTCAGGTTCGTAATCCATAGGATGTACGATTTCACCAGATGGGAGAGAAAATTCAATAGAATCCAAAGTTATTGGCATAGGCGATAAGTTATTAAGTGAGAACCAAAAGATTGCAGGTCCAGATACTTGTGTATATACAGTACCTGCGGTAACAGTAAGTTTTCGACGATTACATTTCTTAGTGTAATAGATGCTATAAATAGCAGCTATTAATGCAAGAAGAGCAATCCAAAAGTTTAATAAGTCAAGATTTAGGGTTTTAAACATAATATTTCTCCTTTTTAAGAAATTATAACATATAACAATTAAATACAATAGATGGCTTAATCCTCTGTCCGATACATTTTATCTTCCTTTAAAAAACGCCCCTATAGTTGATTAATTAAAAATAACAAATCATCGGACAGAGAGTTAAGCCATCTGAAGAAAGGCAGGTGATAAAGGTGTTCAGAGACAGGCTTAAAAAAGTAATGGTAGATCAAAACATCAATCAAGTAGAGTTGTCCAGAATCTGCAGTGTAAGCAGATCTACAGTGAGTAAGTGGATGTCTGGAGATTCAGAGCCGACAAAAGAAAGAAAAAATGAGATTGCAGAAGCATTTGATCTTCCAGAGAATTACTTCGAAGAGATAGTAATTCCTAAAAAGAAAATAGAGACGTTAACCCCGAAAGAAGTTGCGTATTTGATGGGAATGGGTGTTCCAACAATCGAAAAAGGACTGATTCAAGGGATTTTTCCATGGGGATATGCAATCCGGACAAGTGAAAATAAGCATAGATATTTCATAAATGCAAAAAAGTTTTTTGCAACTGAAATGATAAGTATTTGAGAAAGGAGCATGAGATGAAAAGTGAAACAAAAGCCATGATCTGCACGGCAGCGGTGCTGATCGCAATGGGAATATTTAAGGAACTAGCAGCGTTGTGTTTGATCACAGCGATGATCTATGAGGAAGGAGTGAAGAAATTTGATAGATAAAAAAAGAAAAAGTGCCCACGGAGCGGCAACTCCAATGAGCACATTGCTAAACAAACAAGAACAGTATAACACAGATCAAGAAAAAATAGAACCAATAAAACTTGCACAAGAGATTTTTGCGTTATGTATGAAAATCCAAGAAGGAGAAGATGGGAAAGTAGAACATAGAAAGAAAGGCAGATGTTTAGGACCTACAGTATTTGTTGATTTTTATGGACATGTTGCACAGTTAGATGTTGAGATTTCCCCAGATGGATGGTCAGAAGAAGAGGGCAGAAAAGAGAAATTCAGTTTTTATTTAGGAGACTATTGGGGTCATCAGCAAAAAGAACGAGCAATCAAGTGCAAAGAGAGATTGATCGAACTATTAGAAGAAAGAAGAGGAAGTGGCAATGAAGAATGAAACAAGGCGGAAAGTAAGAGAAAAAATTCTCGAAAGTTGTTTATTAAGAGAGTTAGGTCTTGTAGACACAGCAGCAGACAAAATAGAAGAAGTTGTTGATATCATTTTGTTTGAAATCGGCGGTTGTGTAAATCCGGTTCCTGCGGCTGCAAATGACATTACCGTTGCTGTTCTTAAATTTATTGCAGAAACTCTGGAAAAGGATTTGGATGACGGTCAAAAGACTAATGTTCAAATGATTCAAGCGGCTTTAAAAGTAAAATATGGATTATCAAAAGTGGTAACAACTAAAGAAGGAGATAAATAAAATGGCGACATTATATGAACTGACAGCAGAATACAAAGAACTGCTTGATATGGCAGAAGAACAGAATCTGACGCAGGCAGATATCAAAGACACTTTGGAAGGAATGGACTATGAATTTGAAGACAAGGCAGATGGGTATGCAAAAGTTCTTCGTTCCCTGGATGGTAAAGAAGCATTGATCGATAGTGAAATTAAACGTTTGACTGACATGAAAAGAGTTGTGGTAAACAACAAGAAAACAATTAAGCAGAATCTTGAAAATGCAATGATTGAAACTGGCAAGACAAAATTCAAGACGGCATTATTCAGCTTTGGAATCCAAAAAAATCCACCAAATGTAAGGATCAAAGATGAATCACTGGTACCAGAAGAATACCGAGTTAAACAACCAGACAAGATTGACAGAAAAGGATTAATCAAAGCACTTAAAGAAGGAGCAATGTTTACTGAAAACATTGAATTAGTTCAGACCAAAAGTCTAAGGATCAGATAGGAGAAACACATGAAATTCAGAGATCTAAACGAAGATGAAATTGAATGCAGAGTTGCAACAGTTAACGAAAATGGATGTTCTTTGTTGCTTTATAAGGATGCAAGATGTGATATGAACATTCTGGATGAAACACTGGGAGTCACAGGATGGAGAAGATCTCATGAAGTGATCGGTGGAAATCTTTTTTGCACGGTTGAGGTCTATGATGATCAGAAAAAAGAATGGATATACAAACAAGATGTAGGCATTGAATCATATACAGCAAAAGAAAAAGGACAGGCATCGGACAGCTTCAAGAGAGCATGCTTTAATTTAGGAATTGGCAGAGAATTATACACTGCACCAGATATATGGATTCCGGCTAAGCATGTAAATCTCAAAGAAGGAAGGAATGGAAAACTGACTACATATGATGGATTTTATGTAGAACAGGTCATCATAGAGAAGAAAAAAATTGTTGCATTATCAATCAAGAATAAAACAACAAAGAAAAGAGTATTTCTTTATGATACAAGACCGCCAAAGGAAGAAGAGACTAAGTAATGCATGAACTTGCAAAGATAACAGGAATCAGATCAGATATCGAAGGAACAGAGATGAAAGTCTTTGTTCCAGAGAAAAATCTGTTTAATACGATTCTGGATAAGCGAATCCGTGATGTGGAGCTTCGGCTAGATGATGGCAGAACAATAACCAACGCACAGAGAAAAAAGGCATACGCAACGATCAGAGACATTGCAGACTATACCGGTTATCTTCCAGAGCAGATGAAAGAGATTATGAAGTATGAATATATCATACGGACAGGAAATGATTATTTCTCTTTAGGAACATGCACAGTAGATACAGCACGTGAGTTTATCTCAATGCTGTTGGAGTTCTGCTTGGAACAGGGAATCCCATTGTCAGATTTAGCAATCAATAGAACGGATGATATTGGAAGATATCTGTATTATTGCATCAAGAATCGTGTATGTGCGATCTGTGGTCGCAAAGGTGAAATACATCACGTTGACAAGATCGGCATGGGGAATGATCGCAGGAGTATAGATGACAGCAATTATAGAAAGATATGCCTATGCAGAACGCATCATACAGAAGATCATACGATTGGAGAGAAAGCTTTCCAGAAGAAGTATAAGGTTTATGGAATCATAGTTAAGGAGCAGGAGAATGGCTTGGAAGAATTACAACAGACCCAACAAGTACAACAATCACAAAACGATAGTTGATGGGATCAAGTTTGACAGCATCAGAGAAGCAGAAAGATATCAGGAATTAAAGCTGTTAGAAGAAGCAGGAGAGATCCCACATCTGGAACTACAGCCGGTCGTGGTCCTTCAGGATAAATTTATTTATCAAGGCAAGACGATTAGAGCGATCACATACAGAGCAGACTTTGCTTACTTTGATCGCACAGTAAACAGGGGTGTGATTGAAGACGCGAAGGGCATGGAGACAGATGTTTTTAAGATCAAGAAAAAGATGTTTCTAAAGAAATATGGAGATCTGTACGAATTTCGAATAACGAGGTGATCACATGAAGCAAAAGAGCAGCTTCCTGATCTACCATGAATATCGGGAACCGTTAAAATTACTGACAGATGAGCAGAGAGGTCAGTTATTGATGGCATTGATTGATTACTCTGAATCAGGAGTTGTTCCAGAACTTGATGGAATATCCATGATGGCATTTTCGTTTATACAAAGCCAGATGGATCGTGATTCAAAGAAGTACGAAAATCGATGCAGTTCTAATCGGGAAAATGGGAAAAAGGGCGGAAGACCTAAAAAGGAAAATGACTTAGAAGAAAACCCAAAAAACCCATTGGGTTTTGAAGAAACCGAAAAAAAAACTAAAAACCCAAAAAAGCCGATAAAGATAAAGAATAAAGATAAAGAGAAAGATATAAATAAAAATACTATGTGCAAATCTGAAGCAGATGCACTGTTTGAGAGAGTTTGGAAATTATACCCTCAGAAACGTGGGAAGGGGAAAGTCTCAGATGCCAATAAGAGGCGTTTACTTGATATCGGATTCGACGAATTAAGTCGTGCCATTGACCGATACAAGGCGGACTTGGCGTTAGATGACTGGAGAAAGCCTCAAAATGGCAGCACGTTTTTTAACTCTGGATACATAGATTACTTGGATGCAAATTACGAAAAACCTGAAAGAATACAGAGTGAAAAAACTTCGGGGGAATTAAATTGTCAAAGGGACTATGATTTTGATTCTTTGGAACAGCAGTTGTTACAGAAACAGTTAGGAGATGAGATTTGACATGAACGAAATGAGCAAATTGATTGCTGTTAACTACGAAGCGGAAGAGCCAACAGTGTCAGCAAGAGATTTACATGAGCAGTTAAACATCAAAACAAGATTTAACGATTGGTTTCCAAGAATGTGTGAATATGGCTTTGAAGAGTCTAAAGACTTTTACTCAAAAAAGAGTAAAACTGTAGAACACAATGGAAGACCTCAGACGGACTTTCTGATTTCCATCGACATGGCAAAGCAGATTTGTATGATTCAGAGATCACCTGAAGGAAAGCAAATCCGACAGTATTTCTTGGATCTTGAGAAAGCCTGGAATACACCAGAGCAGATATTTGCAAGAGCATTGAAGATGGCAGATAAAACGATAGACAAGCTCAAATCAGACAACGCAATACTGATTGAGGATAACGAAAGAATGAAGCCAAAAGAGATATTTGCGGATGCAGTTTCCACGAGTGATACATCTATCCTGATCGGAGAGTTGGCTAAGATTCTTCGTCAAAACGGAGTACAGACGGGGCAAAATAAACTGTTTGAATGGATGCGATGCAATGGTTATCTGATCAAGAGAAAAGGCTCTGATTGGAATATGCCAACGCAACGAGCAATGGATATGGATCTATTCGAGATCAAGGAAACAGTGATCAATCAGCCAAATGGATCAACGAAGATCAGCAAGACCACGAAAGTTACAGGAAAAGGGCAGCAGTACTTTATCAATAAGTTACTCGCAGCAATGTAATAAAAATAAGACTATCCGGCTGATCACTGCCTGCAAGACACTATAAACCATGATTGTTGTTTAATAAAAAGTCGTAGTATTAGTCGTGGTAGCTGTGGATTTAGGAATGATCTTAAGTGACCAACAACAGCACAAAGGGATCATATGCAGGCAGTGATCAGCCGGAGAGCTAAATTATATACCACATGTAACTATTAACCGCATAAGAAACAGCCAGTATAAGCCATGAGCCTGCTGCCTTAGGCAGTGGGCAGAAAGGAGTACGATCAGACAGCTTAACTTTCTATCTGATTAAGATTTTTCGAGTAACTATTAACGAAGCAAGCAAACGTAAACATATTTTTCAGGTTTTTTGTATTTTTATTTTTCACAAACTAGATTTGGTATTACAATTTTTCAAATCACGAGAGAAGAATCACGGCAGTTTATATGATCGGGCAAGAAATTATAGAAATGTGATCAGTATAAATGCTGTTTCAGGTAGAAAGTTAAGCTGTCTGAGATAGGTAGATAGTATGAGTAAACAAGATTATATAATGCAGGGCAGAAATGAAGGGATTGCGTTCTGCGACAAAATAGCAAAAGAAAAAGGATTAGAAGAGCTACAGAGAATAACAAGACAGAGAAATCTTGCAGGGCTTCGAACACTAATAGATCCAAGAGAACTTGACCAGGATTTTAGAGATGCAACACTACAGATTTTAGATACTGTATTGATCATGAGTCTTATAGTTTTGAAAGATGAATTTGATTTCGGAACTAAGAGATTAGATCGATTCAAAAAAAGATTCAATGACAAAACAGAGTGTTTAGAAACAGGAAATGTGACATGGATTGATATGATCGAGCAGGTCAGAGAAGAAAACAACATTAAATTAAATCTTAGAAAGAACGATGTAGTGATGGCATGGAGGAGAAAATAATGATAAACAAGAAAGAATTTAAAGGCTACATCTGTGAGATCACAGGCAAGTCAATTAAGGACATGAAGCTGTGTCCGGACAAGCAACAGAAGCTAAGGGTTCGGATCAAGTGTGATAAGGGATGCGTCTGGTGTGAAAAGTTAAAGAAAGTTAAGGAGTGAGGAAAATGTTGATATTAGATCAAGAGAGACGATCACTTGAAGTAATCGAAAACACGTTTGGTGTATACGTTGATGGAAACGAGATAAATATAGATCTTGGAGAAACATCTCGTTTGACAATAGGAGTTTATCAAAATGAAGAAAGAGCGATGGAAGTCTTAAAAATGATTTTTAACCGATATGAAAGAGGGCAAAGAGTCTTTGAAATGCCAGAAGAATAATGGGAGGTAGACGATGAACAATTCAATAACAACTATAGGCAAAGTCAGACAAAGATTAGGAAAAGCCTATATCCACACAAAAGAAGAATCCATCCAGAGTATTATCATCGATGCTCTGGTAGATCACGGATATGACGTGGATGTTGAGGTTACAGATAACGGAACAGGAAACGAAGTAGTATCATGTGAGATTTACGATGTGGGGGGGGGCAGTAAGAAATGATAACAACAAAAGATGCTGTAAAAGTATTAAGTTTAACACTAACAATCGTATGTTATGGAATTTATTTTTATTCCGACCGAAAAAAAGATTGCTATCAAGCTATTAAATTTTTGATACTGGGATCAATCATGCAGAATGTAACATTCCACTTGGAATAAAGGAGCGTTAAGAATATGGGAAAGACAATAGAGAAAATAGAAAGAGTGGTGAAAATGCTAAATGGACGACACATGCCAAAACCTTACGAAGTGTACAAACACTTTAAAGGGAACTTATATGTTGTCCTTAATGTTGCTCGCTATACGGAGACAAATGAATTACTTGTAGTATATGCTGCTACAAAAGAAATGCAAAGAATCTATGCAAGACCATTACAGATGTTTATGAGTGAAGTAGATCACGAAAAATATCCAGATGCAAAGCAAAAATACAGGTTTGAAAATATGATGGAGGGTTAATTTATGATCGTTGGATTTTTAAGCGGATTAGTTATTGGAGCAGTAGCAGGAGTGGCAGTGATGTCACTCTGTGCCGCAGCGAAAGAGAGGGATGAGTTATGACAAGGGAAGAAAAGATAGATGAATTATACAATTTTTGTAATATGCATGATAGCTGTGATCAATGCGAACTTGATGATCTTGCATCAGTTTGTGAGTTTGAGGATATGTGTAATAAAAAGATTGATAGATTTTATGATGTGATGGTCGGGCATGAAACTAAAGTAGGAGATGATGCGAAAGAAAAAACTAAAACTGTCACTGAAAATCTTACAGGTGTCGTGAAAGAAGAACCGAAGACAATAACAGAATTTTTTGATGAAATAAAAAGCAACATCTGTGATAACTATTGCAAGTATCCAAGTGAAATAAAAGACTATGATGAGCTGATAGAAACAGTATGCAGCAAATGTCCGCTGCGAAAGTTGAACTAATTATTAGATTAGTTGAAATATTAGTTGAAGAATAAGTCGAAGGAGTTGATACATAAATGGCATACAAAGATTGTCCGTGCCTAAATTGTAAAGATAGATCACACGGATCAAAGAGAGTTGCTTGTCAGACAGGATGTGAGAAGTATCTTTCCTGGAAGGCAAAGGAACAGGAATTAAGAAGAAGAGAGAAAGAATCACGGCCTTATTACTCAAATGCAAGAAAAGCGATCATAAGAAACCGCCAGATGAAAAGAAAGAGCGGTAGGCAGATATGATTGATCCATGCAAAGCCTGTGCAGAGATAACCTGCATGGGCATTTGTGCCGATCGGGCGCATTACAAACAAGAGTACCAGGAAATGACAGACCGGATAAGGCAGCAGATAATAAATCGTAACAGGAGGGGAGAACGTGGACAAGAACGTACTGATCCAGTATTGTGACATGAAAGAAGAAATTAAAGATTTAAGGAGAAGAATCACAGAGACTGAAAAGCAGATCTGGAAGATTGCAGAAGAAGGAACTGTAAAAGACACAGTAAGCGGCGGCATGGGTGGAATACAGCACTTTGTTGTTGAGGGTATGCCAGTACCAGAACTTAGCAGAAAGAGGCTGCTGCTTAATAAACGAAAAGCTATGTTGATCAAAAAGGAAAATGAACTTTTAGAATTAACAAATCAAGTAGAACAGTATATAAGTAGCATCGAAAAAAGTGAATTGAGAACTATTTTCCGTCTGTATTATATTGATGGAATGACATGGACACAGGTAGCGCACAGGATGAATGCCATGCATCCTAAAAGAAAGATTGCGTACAATGAAAAGAATCTGCAGAAGAGAAATGAAAGATTTTTTGCAGAAAATGAATAAATGTCGCTCACTGTCGTAGGAAAAAGGTTTAATATATAAGCTAAGGAAAAATGATGAATGAATATTCATAATTAATCCTCTTCTTTTTACTTATGAATGAACTCGGGTGATCTTCGGACCCCGAGTCTTTTTATGTCTAAATTTAGAAAGGATGGTAACGAATGAAACAGTACATTGGAACAAAAATCGTTAAAGCAGAACCGATGACAAGAGGTGATTATAACAATTATCGAGGATGGCAGATTCCTGCAGATGAAGATCCGACGGATGAAGGATACTTGATGGAATATGAGAATGGACATGAGCAGTGGTTGCCAAAAGAAATGTTCGAAGCTGATTATATCGAATATGACAAAAACAAATTACCGGCAACAGCTGTTGGCATGATAAGTACAGATTATAAAGAACGTTTCAAGGCAGAATATGCTCAGTTAGTAATTCGTTATGAAGGATTAAAGGGAATGCTTAAAAAGTGGGATGATGGAACACTTGAGTTTGAACCAACTTGCCCACGTAGCATTTACAACATGCAGATCAAAGCAATGTCTGAGTATATTGCAGTGCTTGAAGCAAGGGCAGCGATTGAAAATGTAGATTTGATGTCTGAGTAAAAGGAGAAGCAAAATGATTATTACAGGAATGGATCACTTTCAGAGTGTTTGCAAAAGAAAAATGGTTGATTGGTATAACAAGAGCGATAACCAATACAAAGGACTTAACGACGTTCAACCGATTGATCTGAGTAATGTATTTGTTGTATGGAGCTGCAAGACCTTGCAAAATTACAAATGCCTGGTATCTACTACAGTAAGTGGGGACGGTATCTATGCAGAATACACGTACAACGGAGACAAACAGGAACTATATGAGGACGCGTATAAGAAGCTGACAAATACATGCCACACAGAAGAATAAAAGCTGGAGTAATCCGGCATAAGGACCTCTAGCTCAGTTGGTCAGAGCAGTCGGCTCATAACCGATCGGTCCAGGGTTCGAGTCCCTGGAGGTCCATTTAAAAGAAAGGAGTGAGTCTGAATGACGGAAAAACAAAAAAGATTTTGTGACGAATATCTGATTGATTGTAATGCCACTCGGGCTTACAGAGAAGCATATCCTAATTGCAAGAAAAATAGTTCTGCAGATGCAGCAGCAAGAAAATTACTCGGAAATACTCGGATTCGAGAATATATTGATAAAAGAATGGCAGAGAAAAATGAAGCATTGATTGCGAAGCAGGATGAAATATTGCAGACACTGACCAGAGTTTTACGTCGGCAGGAGATGGATACAGTGGTTGTTACATGTAAAGAGCGGAGGAGTGGATATGACGAAAAAGGCAAGAAAGTGATTACCGAGAAAGAAGTACCGCAGTTGGTGCAAGTACCAACAAAGGTGAGTGATTTAAACAAAGCCGCGGAGCTTTTGGGTAAGAGATATGCATTGTTTACTGATAAAGTTGAAACTGATGTTGACATGGATCTAAACATTACGATCGACTATGGTGAGGATGATACTGGATGAAGATAAAAGTACAGGCTAATCCTTGTTTTAAAGAAGTCGATCGCAGTAAAAAACGATACATCGTGATGAAAGGCTCTGCCGGATCCGGAAAGAGTATGGATACAGCACAGCATTATATCCTAAGGCTCATGAGTGATCCTGGCCGAAATCTTTTATGTGTCCGAAAAGCGGATGTAACAAATAGAGATAGCACTTTTGCAGAATTGCAGGGTGCTATTTTTCGTATGTTCGGAGAACAGTATAAACGATACTGGTACATCAACGCATCAAATATGATCATAGAATGCAAGTGTAATCACAATCAGATCATATTTAGAGGAGTGAATGATGAAAGGCAGAGAGAAAAGCTGAAATCAATCACATTCAAGCGAGGGAAACTTACTGATGTTTGGATAGAAGAAGCAACAGAGATCACACAGTCAGATTTTGAAATCATCGATGACCGACTGAGAGGCGAACTTCCAAAAGGACAGTTCTATCAGATCAGGATGACATTTAACCCTGTATCAGCACACCACTGGATTAAGAAAGTGTTCTTTGATCGTACTGATCCTGATGTACTCACACACCAGTCAACTTACGAAAAGAACCGATTCATCGATGAAGCATATCACAGACGAATGCTAAGACGTAAAGAGGTAGATCCAGAAGGATACAGAGTCTATGGTCTTGGAGAATGGGGAGAAGTTGCAGGTTTGATCCTTAAAAATTATGTCATAGAAGAATTTGATCGTACACCAGAACGCTTTGATTACATGGTAAATGCACAGGACTTTGGATTTAACCATGCAAACTGTATTGGGGAGGTTGGGTTCAAAGATGGCGATCTGTACTTATGCCAGGAACTCTATGTCTACGAAATGGACACAGAAGAAATTATCAAAAAGGCAGCAGGGAGATTCAACAAGAAACTTCGTATGTGGTGTGACTCTGCGGAACCAGATCGTATCAAGATGTGGAAGAAAGCAGGATATAGGGCAAAAGGAGTAAAGAAAGAGCCAAACAGTGTCAGTGCACAGATTGACTATTTGAAACAGCACAGAATACACATCTATCCAAGCTGTGTAAACACAATTAAAGAAATACAACAATGGAAGTGGAAGAAAGATGAGAGAACAAATACTTATCTGGATGAACCAGTTCCATTTTTTGATGATGCAATGGCTATGTTACGTTATTCCATTGAAGAAGAACGAAAACAAAAGCCAAGGTTAAATACAAACGTGAAAGGAGGAATATGATGCGTAAAGAAATTTATAGGATATCGCCAGACGAAGAACTAACAGATGCGAAGTTGAGTCGGTTTATCGCAAGGCATGCTGCAGAAAGCACGTTTCGGTATAAACAATTACAAGATGCATACGAAACAGATTTCCCAATCTTTCACGAAAAACCAAAACCAGAGTGGAAACCCGATAATCGTATTGCTGTAAACTTTGCAAAATACATTGTAGACACAATGAACGGGTATTTCATTGGAAATCCGATCAAAATCATAGTAGATGGTGGAGAGGAAACGATTGAAAAATACATAGAATTCCTCGATCAATATAATGATCAGGATGACAACAATGCAGAATTGTCTAAGATTTGCTCTATTTATGGAAAAGGGTACGAAATGTATTATAACGATGAAGATGGAAACGTCGGAATTATATATTTAGATCCAACAGAAGCGTTTATGATCTATGATGATTCGGTACTTAAACGTGAACGCTATTTTGTTCGGCTATATAGGGATGAGGATAATGTCTTGCATGGAAGTGTATCGGACCAAGAAAAAGTTCGATGGTTTACTATAAAAGGAAAGATTGTTTGGAATGAACAAGAACAATTACATTACTTTAATGGGGTTCCAGCTACGGAATATTGTGAAAATAAAGAGTGCCAAGGAATATTCGAACCGGTGATGTCCATAATCAATGCATTCAACAAAGCAATCAGTGAAAAAGCCAATGATGTAGATTATTTTGCAGATGCATATTTGAAAATTATAGGGACTTTGTTAGGTGAGGATGAATTGAAACATATTAGATCAGACCGTGTGATCAACTTTGATGGAGATGGCGAAAGTGTAATCGTTGATTTCTTACAGAAACCAAACGGAGACACGACGCAGGAAAATTTACTTGATCGATTACAAAATCTGATATTTTTAATTGCCATGGTAGCCAATATTTCAGATGAAAATTTTGGAACAAGTTCGGGCATTGCAATGGCATATAAATTGCAGGGAATGAGTAACCTTAGAAAAACCAAAGAACGAAAGTTTACCTCTGGAATGAATCGAAGATATAAGCTGATTTTTAGCAATCCTGGAAATGCTATGAAAAAAGATGATTGGGTGAAGTTGCATTATAAATTCACACCAAATGTTCCAGCAAACCTATTAGAAGAAAGTCAGATCGCACAAAATCTTTCTGGCGTTGTGTCACAAGAAACACAGCTCGGAGTCTTAAGTGTTGTGGATAATCCGAAGACAGAGATTGAACGTATAGACAAAGAAGAGGAGAAGCCGAGAGATGTAGTGATGCAGCAGATGTTTGGAGACAAGACAGATGAGCAGTAAAAATTACTGGAGAGAGCGAGAAGAACGTCAGAGAAAATTGAATATCAAAAATGAAGCTGAGTATCAAAAGAAATTAGATGATATTTATGCGGATATGCTTGAAAATATAGAAAAGGAGATCAATGGATTCTATGTAAAATATGCGAAATCAGAAGGAATCACGATGGCAGAAGCTAAGAAACGAATTTCAGAGATTGATATTGAAGCCTATGCTAAGAAAGCAAAACGCTATGTAAAGAACAAAGATCTCTCAAAGAAAGCAAATGATGAAATGCGGTATTATAATGCAGCGATGAAGATCAATCGATTAGAGCTGTTGAAAGCTAATATTGGAATGCATTTAGTTGGTGGCTATGATGAACTCGAGAAGATTTTTGGAGACGCATTTACGCAGCGGACAGAGGAAGAAATGCGAAAACAAGCAGGTATTCTTGGAAAGACAATTCAGAACAATGGCGAAAAAACAGAAGTGATCGTAAATGCGTCTTACAAAAATGCAACTTGGTCAGAACGTATCTGGGCGCATCAGTCAATGCTGAAATCAGAGATTGATAAACTTCTTCAAGAAGGATTGATTCAAGGAAAGCATCCAAGTGTACTGGCAAGACATTTAGAAAAACGATTTGGAGTCAGTGAAAGCAACGCAATGAGGCTGATGGTTACAGAACTTGCAAGAGTTCAGACAGAAGCCCAGAAACAGTCGTTTATACAGAATGGCTTTGAAGAGTATGAATACATAGCATGTGAGAAAGCGGATGCATGCAGTCAATGCAGATCATTGGATGGAAAGGTATTTAAAGTCGAGGATATGATGCCCGGAGAAAATGCCCCGCCAATGCATCCGTATTGTCATTGTAGTACAGCGGCTCATATGGATGATAATGATTATGAGAAATGGCTAGATACGTATTCGGAGCATGGACTTGATTTTGAATCGTGGCAGCAGTTGAAAGCACAAAGCAGAAATGATAAAATTCAATTAGATGAAGATGAATTGAGCGCTTTAATGAAATATAAAAGTTTTGAGTCTTATACAATCAATGATCTGCTGAGAAGATGTGAAGACCCACAGAAACTTCCAGAAAAAGATCAACAATTTGTCAGTCATTTAGACTCGGCATTAACGAAAGTGCCACAATACGAAGGGGATTTAGTTAGAGCGGTTGATTTTTCTAGTTATGCAGATTGTGAAGAAAGAATAATAAAATGCGTGGAAGAATTTGTTGAAAAGAAAGAAATCATTATAGATCAATACTGGAGTACATCGAAAGAGGAAGGATATAATGAAGAAGCTAAAATTGTGATTTATATTCAAAATTCAAAGAAAGGAAGGGACATTAGTCAGCTCGGACTAGATGAAAAAGAAGTTTTATATGAACGAAAATCAGGGTTTAAAGTTTTAAGTAAAAAGAAAGTAGATGGAGTTTGGTATATTCTTTTACGAGAGGTATAGATATGGCGTATGAAGATATTTATAAAGGATTAACAGAAGAAGAAAAACAAAGAATGATAAAGGATGACATTCCAAAATTTCGAGTTATAGGAGACGCTAATTTATCGGAAGAAGAGTTGGTACAAGCCGAACAAGATTTAAACAAAATAATTAAAAGACTTCGAAAGAGAGCTAAAAACAAAAAATGATAGAAATAAAAGTGCGTGATCATGAAATCACAGTAGTAGGCCATGCAAATTATGCAGAGTATGGCAGAGACATTATATGTGCATCGGTGTCGATGTTATTGCAGAACCTAGTAAAGTCGATTCATGATCTAACCGACGACAAAATAGAATACGATTTAAAAGCTGGACAGGCTTTTATCAAATACAGGAATTTATCAGAGAAATCGAAAACTTTGATAGATTCCTTTTTTATTGGTATTTGCAGCATTGCAGATGCTTATCCGAATTATGTTCGGATTGTGTAACTATTATGACCGAAAAGTCGTTAAACTAAGTTTTTGTTAGCAATGATCTGGAAGGGACAGATCAGGGCGAAAGGAGCAAATATGGAAAAGCATAAATTATTTTTACAGCTGTTCACAGAAGGAGATGACGGTGGGACCGGAGACGGGAATGGCGATGGATCCGGAACAGATGGTGGAAATAATGAACCAATGTCGTTTGATGACTTCTTAGGCCAGGAAGGAAATCAGGCGGAGTTTGATCGCAGAGTAAACAAGGCAGTCAAAACAGCAGTGACCAACGCAGAAGAGAAATGGAAGGCACTGACTGACGACAAGCTGACTGAAGCAGAAAAGCTTGCCAAGATGACAAAGGAAGAAAAAGCGGAATATCGTGCAAAGAAAGCAGAGAAAGAACTGGAAGATCTAAAAAAGATGAATGCCAGAACTGAACTGGCCAAAACAGCACGAAAGATGTTAGCAGATGAAAACATCAATATTCCAGATGAACTTCTTAGTAATTTGGTAGCAGATGATGCCGAAGGAACAAAAACAGCAGTGGAATCATTTGCAAAAATGTATAAAGAAGCAGTGCAGGCAGCAGTCAAAGAAGCAATTAAAGGAAAACCACCAAAAGCAGGAACTGGCGGTGGAAATACGATCACAAAAGAACAGATCATGGACATCAAGGATCCGATCGAACGTCAGAAGATGATCCGAGAAAATATCAATCTGTTTCAGTAAAGAAAGGAGACAACATGGAAAAATATAAATTAGATCTGCAATTATTCACAGGACCAGACGGAATGACTGGACAGGACAATTTAGATGTAAGAGCAAGGGAAATCGACTTTGTAACATCTTTTGGGAAAAATATTCAGGCGTTATTAGATGTGCTTGGTATTGCAAGGATGATCAGAAAAGAGAACGGAAGTGTTTTAAAAACAAAAGAAGTAACAGGAGAGCTGAAATCTGGAGATATTGGAGAGGGAGAAGAAATCCCATATTCTCAGTACAAAGTAACAGAGAAGGTATTCGATACGATCAAAATCGAGAAATACCGAAAAGGTGTATCTTTAGAGGCAATTGCTGAAAAAGGATATGATATTGCAGTGAACGACACAGACGAAGAATTTAAATCGGATCTTCAGAATAAAGTTAGCGATAAATTCTACAAACAGTTAAAAGCTGGATCATTAACAGGAGCAGAGACAACATGGCAGATGGCAATCGCAATGTCTATCGGAAGAGTAAAAGACAAATTCAAGAAGATGAAAAGAACCGCAACAGGTGTGGCTGTATGGGTTAATACGCTTGATGTGTACAAATATATTGGTGCAGCAGATATCACACTGCAGACAGCGTTTGGGTTTGAATACATGAAGAACTTTTTAGGTGCTGATGTAGTATTTATCAGCTCTGAGATTCCAGAAGGTGTTGTAATTGCAACTCCATTAAACAACATCGTAGCTTATTACGTCGATCCAGGAGACAGTGAATTTGTAAAAGCTGGATTATCTTATACAACAGATCCAACAACAGGATTCATCGGATTCCATGCACAGGGAACCTATGAAAGAGCTATCTCTGATTTATTTGCAATCATGGGCTTACGCCTTTTCTGCGAATATCTAGATGCAATCGCTTATACAAGTGTTGGAAGCCGAGATACACAGACTCTTGGAGAGTTACATCTTACAGCAGTAGAAGGTACAAATGCTGGTGATACAGCGATCACAATGGATGAACAGCTCATGTCTATGAAAAATGCATTTAAATATAAAATAAATGCATCTGCGGCAACAACAGTAACTTACGGCATGGATGTAAAGAACTGGTCTAAATGGGATGGAGTATCAGAAATCGCAGCAGCAAAAGGCAGTCATGTGACAATTGTTGAGTGTGATCGTAACTATAAAGCAGTAAGATCAGGGGATGTAGTGTCCGCTGCGAAAGAATAGTGAGGTGCTGATATGGCTTATGAGGTAGTAAAAGCATTCCATGATCTACAGGATTATAAAGATATTAAAGGCGGCAAAGTGTATCATCACTATGACGTTGGGGATACATATCCAAGACAGGGATTAGATCCAGTGCCAAATAAAACTAGAATCGAGGAACTTCTTAGCAGCGGAAACGCTCAGGGAGTTCCTTTAATTGCGGAAGTAAAGGAGAAAGCGAATGCTGGAAAAGCTTAAGATAATGCTTTGTTTTGAGGATTCCACACAGGACGAAAAACTGATGCTGATCTTAGATTCTGTAGAATCAAGGCTTCGATTGCTTCTTGGCGGCGCAGATCCACCAGATGAGATGGAACACATCATTATCGAAGTAGCGATCATTCGTTTTAATCGCATCGGATCCGAAGGATTGGCAAGTCATAATGTTGAAGGAGAAACACAGTCATATGCGTCCGCAAATGATTTTGCTCCGTTTATGGATGAGATTCGGGCATATTTAGAAATGCAAAAAGATGCAAAACGAGGAAAGTTGAGGTTTCTATGAGATATGATACGACGGTTTATTTCCAGAAACTGATGCAAGGAGAGTATGATCCGGAAACAGGAGATTATAAAGAAGATTCTATACGTGAAGATGCTAAGCAGGCAGCAGTCATGGATACATCAACGCAAATGATGCAGCTTATCTATGGAACAATCAAACAGGGAAGTTTGACGGTTCAGCTACAGAATCATTATGATCATCCATTTAATCGGGTTAGAATTGGAAACAAAATCTATAAAGTTGATCACTCAAGGAAACTTAGGACCAAGCAAACATTTATTGTATCGGAGGTGCAGTGATGAGTGGTATCAAGGTAAATGGGTTAGATCAGTTAAATGCAAAGCTCAGAAAAAACATGGATCTTAACGTAGTAAAGACAGTAGTCAAAAAGAATGGGGCTGATCTTCAGAAAAAAGCACAGAGATATGCTCCTGTAGATACTGGGGCATTAAAGAGAAGCATTGGTCTTAATATCAAAGATGGCGGTTTAACTGCGGTTGTAGCGCCGACAACAGAATATGCAGAATATGTTGAATATGGAACACGTTTTATGGAATCGCAACCGTATGTGCGCCCGGCGCTAGGTGAGCAGAAGCAGATTTTTAAAAAGGATTTAGAAAAGGTAATGAAATAATATGGATCCACAGCAGGAACTATTTACTGCGCTGCTGTTAAAATTAAAAGAAAAATATGAGGATACGGGAATTGGTGTGTATGATACATTCTTACCGCCAGATGGAACCCCGTATCCTTTTATTTATCTTGCTGACAGCACACAGGATGATCAGGCAAATAAAACAACAGTCTTTGGCGCAGTTAGTCAGGTAATCCATGTCTGGCATAACAATCCAAGACAGAGAGGAACACTATCGAAGATATTGCTAGAAATCAAAGATATCTGCTACAAGATCGGAGAAACAAAGAATTTTGGTTGGGGTCTTGTAAGAGTGAATCAAAGAGTCCTCTCAGACGCAACAACAAAAGAACCCCTAATGCATGGGGTTTTAGAATTAGAATTTACATTTAATTAGGAGGTAGCAATGTTAGATTTACAGCTTTTTGGAAATGAAGCGGTACAAGGTAAAAAGATTGTTTATCTGTACCGAATTTTATCAGAAGCACCAACACAGAGTGGTACAGCATTGGCATTCACAACAGAGAATGGCCGTACTAAATCGAAAGATGCTGATTCTACTGCGACAAAGGATGGTTCTATCAGAACACCTGGTGCTGCAGAAGTGGAAATCACAGCGACATCGATTTTGAAGAAAGGTGATGAGCTAATTAATAAATTAGAGAAGGCACTGGATGACGACGCGTTGATCGAAATCTGGGAAGCAAATTTAGCAGAGCCAGCGGAAGCAGGAAATAACAAGTTCAAAGGAACGTATTTTCAGGGATATTTAACAGAGATTGAATACACAGCTAATGCAGATGAGTTTGTAGAAGTTTCCTTAACGTTTGGTATTAACGGAACAGGTGCAGACGGAGATGTAACTGTGACAACACAGCAGCAGGAACAGGCATATGCATTCGTAGACACACCAAAAACAGGAGCTTAGGAGGATATAACATGTACGAATTACAGATTAATCAGTCAACTTACGAGTTTAATTTTGGCATGGGATTTATGAGAGCGCTAAATAAAACTCTCTCTGTTCCAGTAGAAGACATTAAAGGGAAAACAAAAGAGATTGGAATGCGATATAAGATTGCAGAAGTGATCGATGGAGATATTGAAGCATTAGAGGATGTTCTTTTGATTGCTAATAAAGGATTTTTACCTAGATTAGAAAAGAAAGAATTAGATAAGTTTATTGAAGATGAAACAACAGATCTTGATGAACTGTTTAAGTCAGTATTGGGTTTCTTAGAGAGTGCAAATGTTACCAAGAAAACGACACAGGAGATTCAAGATGCGATCAAGGAACAGAAACAGGAGAAATAAAAGATTTCGAAGAACAGTACCGGGAGATAGCAATTGACTGCTTCCGGTATTTTGGTTTTACATCATTTGATCAGGTGGATCAGCTGACGATCGCGCAATATGAGATCATGGCTGAAGCGGCAAGATTAAAAGAAGTAGATAAAGACTATCGAAACCATCTGCAGGCATTTCTTAATTTTGCTGTACGAGCAAAAAAGAAAGCAGGAAAGAACAAACAAAGGCCTGTCTATCCGACATTTAAAAAGTTCTATGACTATGAAGATGCGATTGAACAAGCAAAGCAGAAGAATAAACCAGACAGATTTGAAAAGATGAAGAGATTGTTGAGAAGGAGGGAGAGCTGATGGCAGAAACATATAGTATTGAAGCAATATTGACGGCAAGAGATGCTGGTTTTGAAGCCGGAATGAAAGCAGCTCAAAAATCGACACAATCCTTAGGTGCTGTTTTAAAAAAAGGAATCGGTTTCGGAGCAATGATGGCGATTGGAAATAAAGCCGTATCCGTAGTTACCTCTGGACTTTCTGAAATTGTTAGCGGTTTAAATGAATCAAGTGCTGCATGGAAAACGTTTGAAGGCAATATGGAAATGAATAATCATTTACGAAAAGAGATTGTCAGCACTAAAAAAGAACTACAAAAATTTGCAGAACAGACAATTTATAGTTCTTCAGATATGGCTTCTACATATGCGCAATTAGACGCGGTAGGGACAAAAAGCACGACAAAACTTGTAAAAGGATTTGGTGGTTTAGCCGCAGCGGCAGAAAATCCACAGCAAGCAATGAAAACTTTATCTCAGCAAGCAACTCAGATGGCCGCCAAGCCTAAAATACAATGGGAAGATTTCAAACTGATGGTTGAACAGACACCTGCGGGTATTGCAGCTGTTGCAAAAACGATGGGGAGATCCACACAGCAGCTAATCAAAGATGTTCAGGATGGTAAAGTAAAAACCGAAGATTTCTTTGCAGCGATTGCTAAGACAGGAACAAATAAACAGTTCACAAAACTTGCAACAGAATATAAAACTGTTGGGCAGGCAATGGATGGATTAACAGAGACAGCAGCAAATAAATTACAGCCAGCGTTTGATAAAGTATCCAGCATTGCAATTAAAGGAGTAAGTGATGTAACAAATCTTTTGGATGATGTTGATGGCAATAAAATAGCAAGCAAGATTGGTAACTTTGCAACAAAGGCAGGAAAATACTGGTCTGTTTTCAAGACAGATGCAAAAGAAATAGGACAAGCGTTCGGATCAGCAGTAAGTGCTATTGGAAAAAGCATGGGAGAATTGAATGGATCATTTGGCTCTGCAAAATCTGTATCTGGATTTAAAAGCATAATTGGTGAAATTACCGGAGGGTTAAAAAGTTTTGCTGGATTTTGTGAAGATCATTCAGATGCAATTGCATCGCTGATAACGCAATTACCAAAATTATTAGTAGCTTACAAAGGTTTTAAAATTGTAAAATCAGTTGCACCAGCGGTACAAACATTTGGATCTGCAATTACTAAATTAGCAGGAAAAGGGATTGCCGCAATTGCAGGAAAACTATTTGGTATTGCAGTTGGAGAAAAAGCAGTTGGATCAGCAAGTATGGAAAGTTATAGGCAAACAATGCAAGCAGCAAAAGCGTTCATGATGCTTGGAGTTGGAGTACTGACAATAGCTGCAGGTTTTGGAATTATGGCTGGATCTGCTATTGCACTTGCTAATTCCGGAGGCGTAGCAATTGGAGTTATGATTGGTATGGTTGGTGCTTTAGCATCGATCGGACTTGGACTGACAGCAATGTTAAAAAGTGTATCGGTTGCACCGGCACAACTATCTGCTACATCAGTTGCATTTTTAGCAATGGGCGCGGCAGTCGTATTAGTTGCAGCCGGACTAACGATCATGGCGGCGGCAAGTATTGCACTTGCAAATGCAGGTACACCAGCGATCGCCTGTATGGCAGGAATGGTTGTAGCTGTTGGAGCGTTAATGGCGATTGCAGGAGCCGTTGGGACAGCAATGATAGCGGGAGCCGTTGGGTTTATTGCATTTGGTGCAGCAATTGTACTTGTTGGCGCGGGGGCATTATTAGCGGCAGCATCGTTAGCAGTTGTTGCAGGAGTTCTTCCAACAGTAGTGCAATACGGAACTGCAGGAGCTGTGGCAATAGCATCACTTGGAGCAAGCATGATTGTATTTGGAGCAGGAGCAGCAGTTGCTGGAGCTGGATGTATTGTACTTGGAGCTGGATTACTAGCGGTTGGAGTTGGAGCTACGACAGCAGGAGCCGGGCTTTTAATACTTGGAACATCGCTTACAGTAACAAGTACAGGATTTACTGCATTTGGAAATGTTATCAAAACTGTCGTTGGCGCAATCAGCGGAGGGCTTCGAAGTGTACTTGATGGAATTTCGGGTGTGATCAAGTCTGTTGGAGAATCTGCGAAGAATGCAGGAACTGGATTTAAGAGTGTAGCCGAAGGAATCAAGATGATTTCCGGATTATCGATAGAATCTATTGCAAAAAGCCTTGGGGCAGTAGCAATCGGGATTGGAAAAATCTCTCGTAAAGGCTCCGACATACAACAGACTGCAAATGGCATGAAGACCCTATCAGCAGCATCAACATCTGTAAATTCAAGTTTTGGATCCATGGGAGCGAAAGCAACATCAGCGCTATCTGGAATCAAAAAATCAATGTCCAGTACGGCCAATGCTGCAAAATCATCTGGAAAGAAGATGGGAAGCGGGTTCACCTCTTCCATGCAAAGTGGATTCAGCAAAGGACCAGGTATTGCCTCAAAAGCTGTATCTAGCACAAATTCAAGATTACGTTCAGGACGATCTGGAGCATACAGTGCAGGTGCTTATATCAGTCAAGGGTTTGCACAAGGAATGAGTTCATGTCTGGGACAGATCGAAGCCGCAGCATCCAGAATGGTATCAGCAGCAGAAAAAGCGATCAGGGCAAAAGCTCAGATCCATTCGCCATCCAGAATGACGAAAAAAGATGGTCGTTACATAGCGGCGGGTCTTGCAATCGGTATCAGAAATGGTATCAGCAGCGTGAAATCTGCAAGTAAAACTTTAGCAAAAACAGCGATAAACACAATGAAGAAAGCAACAAAATCTCGTAAATACGAAGATGCAGCAAGTAATGCGATCGATAAATACAAGACATCAATGAACAATAAGGTGTCCAGCATTACAAAATCTTTAAACAATAAGATCAATGCAGGTATCAAGAAGCTTAAGAAACAACATCCGAAATTGAAAAAAGCTTATACGAAGGTTGGAAAAATTCTGAAATCCGATATGAGCAAAACAATCAAAAAACAAGGTCAGAAAGCGATCAACGCAGCAGATAAGGCATTAACAGCTCTTGGAAAGAAGTACCAAGAAAAATACGATGCGATTGTCGCAGATCGGGATAGCTATAAGAGTAAATTGGTTGATTATGGAGATCTTTTTAGCTCAGATAGTTATGGGTTTATTTCTATTGTGGACTTTAAAGCACAGAAAAAGCAGGTCGAACAGCTTGCAAAAAATATGGGGAGACTTAAAAAGGTGCTTCCGTATGATCTCATGAAAGATATCCAGAATCTTGATACTGCACAGGGTCTGAAATATACAACAGAACTGTTAAAGAAAAGTGATGCGTGGTTAACACAATATGGAAAAGATTATACAGCTTTTATGAATACAGCTAATTCTAGTGCAGAAGCATATTATAAGCCTTATATTGATCAGATTGATAAAGATTATAATAGCGCAGTTACGAGCGAATTGAATAAGCTGAAAACAAAAATGAATACAATTGCAAAAGAAGCAACTGCAGGTTTTGTGAAGGGGCTAACATCTAAATCTAACAAGAAAGCCTTAAATAAGGCGGCAAAAGATTTGGCTAATATCCTCACAAGGGCAGTGAAAGGAAAACTAAAAATCCACTCACCATCCCGTGTCCTGAAAGCCCTAGGTGTTTTTGTTGTAAAAGGATTTGTCAATGGAATTTCTTCTATGGGTAATACACTGGATAAAACGATGAACAATATTATAACAATTCCAAACTTTGATAATCTTGCGATTGCAGGAGACGTTGGCGGTAGTCTTAGTAGTGATTATGACTACTATGCACAAGCAGAGTATACGATTGTTGTTCCAGTTGATCTCGATGGCAAAGAGGTTGCAAGAGTAACAGCTCCATACACAGAAGCAGAGCTAAGCAAACGGCAGACAAGACAGAACAGAAAATTAGGAAGATTGTAACAGGAGGCGCATATGCAATACAAATTTATAGATATCTATGATTCACAAGATGAGATTGCATTGCCTTCTGAAGCAATGAATTTCAATGGAAAATTTCTTGAAAATGAGATTCTGGGGTATAGGACACTATATGTTAGTGGAAGGGAATCTCTTGCTCCTGAATTAGAATTTTTTGACCGAACCAGAAGACACGGTAAAGAGGTTAAGGGAAGACGATTCACAGAAAGAGTGATTACGGTAGGATATCAGCTGATGAGTCCTACCGCTTTTGATTTCCGTCTGGCTTATAATAAGATGGCTCAGATTTTAAATGTGGATTCTGCAAGGATTGTATTTGCAGATGAACCAGATAAATATTTCACTGGAACACTTACTTCGATTGGAGATGTAGATCCTGGAAGATTATGTATTACTGGAGAATTAGAATTTACATGTGCTGACCCATTCAAATATTCGATAAAGGAAAAAGCATATAGTTTATCTAAAAAAACAGAGATCTATTATGAAGGGACACAAGAGTGTTTCCCAAAAATACAATGGAAAATGAAAAGTAATGCTGGATATGTTGCAGCATATAAAAATGATGCGCAAACAATCATACAGATCGGAAACGTATCAGAACAACAAGGGTCTGGAAATACATTTCAAACTGGAGATATTATTACGGCACAATGTGAAGACGCAAAAATTTTTGTGAATAATAGGGAATCAGAAACACTTGGAGCACTAGGGAATACATGGGAGAGTTTTTATTTATCCCCTGGAGAGAATACGATCGGAGTATTGACGTCAAATTGGAGTGGGATTCCAGAAGCCCAATTATTAGTGAGGGAGGTGTGGTTATGATATTGTATTTTGCAAATCGTGAATTAAACATTATAGGGAAAACCTCAACTAAGCTGCCAAAAGGAAGTGTTATATCAAATGATAAAAAAACAGAAGATATTGAAACAATGGCAACATCTTTTGAATGCGATGTATCATATACAGCATCGGATCAGAGGAATATTGAGATTTGCACAACACCAGGGAACTATATTTTGCGGAAGACAGAAAATGATGAGGATATAATGTTCCAGATCATAGATTCTGAGAAAGATGACGACTCTATGACTTGGCATATCTATTGCGAAGATGTTGGAATGGAATTATTAAATGAAGTTGCATTAAAAACAGAAGAAGCCAAGTCCTGGACAGCAACGCAAGCAATATCAAATACAATTATAGGAAGTGGATATGAGATAGGAATCAATCGGAGTGATAGTACCCAGAAACTTTGTGAATTTTCAGAGCAGACAAGATCAGAAAGGTTAAAAGACATTGCTGATTTATTTGCTATCGAAATTGATTATCGCTTCGATTTGAGCAGCGATGAAAAAACGGTATCACACAAATACATTGATATATACAAAAAAAGAGGTGAAAGTAAGGGTGTAATACTGAGAAAATATATTGATTTTGACAAAATAACTGTTTCAAAATCAATACAGAATTTGGCAACATCGTTATACGCATATGGTGCTGTAGATACGTCCGGAGTAGCAATAACGTTAGAAGGGTATGCATATGATGATGGCGATTTTGTCATTGCACAACAAGAATTTGATGATAGAAACGGGGACGGAATACCGGATAAAGGATACTGTTTACAATCCAGAAACGCTCTTGAAAAATGGGGAAGGTGTATCGATGGGACAAAAAGGCATATAACGAAAATATACAATCTCGATACAGTTGATCAGAAGACATTGTTCGAAGGAACGCTGAAAGAATTAAAAGCAATTTGCGATATCGCAACAAATTATGAATGTGATATATCAAATACGACCAAAAGCATATCACTTGGAGACACGATTAATATGGTGGATGAAAGTGCTGCATTATTTTTATCATCAAGAGTTTTAAAGATAGAAACCTCTGTAGTAGACAAAACAAAGAAATTGACTCTGGGTAAGTACTTAATCAAGAGTAATGGAATTTCAGACCAGACGAGACAAAATATCACACAGATTATTACGACGGTTATCGGAAGCAGGGTTCAAGAGATGTCTGCGGATGACGTCAGAAGTATATGCGTGTAATGTAAAGGAGAAATATGATATGGCATTAATGGGAGAAGAAGCTTTAAAAGAAGTCTGGAATATGATAAAAGGAAAAATCTCAGAAGAAAAGCAAATGTATAAATGGGTTTTTGCAGATAAGAACTGTACAATGTCAATATTTCGCCAAATGAACATTTGTAATATCAGGGTGACCGCTAAAAATGACCTATCAGGCTTCGAGCTAAAATTGCCGGAAGGTTTTTATCCGGATAACGAAATTAGCGATGAAAATGGAATATCAATCGCAATAAATGGAGCTACAAGTGTAAATATATCTTCTGGGAAGACAACTTCATTATCCTATAGCACGTCAAATTTTCTGCCAGATGAAAGCTATAAAATGTAGGGAGAACTGAAATATGATAACGATTGATAATGATTTAAGGACAATAAATATACCTTCTGACACTAGATTGCTTGGAGTGGTAGGTGATAAGGATGTAAATACATTAGAATTTGAAATGCCACGGAGATATAAAGGGTTAGATCTGTCTGAGTATGAAATACAGATAAGATATAAAAATATTGAACGAGGAAGATTAAGATATATGGAAGGTGAATATGATCCACCTAATATTGTTTTCAACGATGAAAAAATTAATTTTTATTGGGTAATCGGTAACGATGCCTGCAGCTATCGTGGAATAACAGAGTTTTCAATATTTTTGGAAAAAGATAACTGTAAATTCAATACCAGATGGGCAGCACTTCCCGTTTTTGAAAAACAATTTCCAGAAGTAGGACACACAGTGAAGGATAACGAATTGGTAGAAATTGATGTGGATGAGATGAAATTTAGTGTTGAAGATGAAATACTTATAATGTCTCGAAAATAGGAGGTAAAAATGAAGAAAACAGTAAAAGGATTTGTGGATTCAGAAGGAAATGAATATCAGTATAAAGATGAAATTGCCCGTTCACAAAATCAAAATTTAGAAGAAGAGATTAACAGTAATAAAACTTACATGGATAAAGTTAAAACCGAATTAAAAAATGATAATAAAACATTGAATGGAAGAATCGATACTATACTAACAGGTGCTGTAAATACAACAAAACTAGTAACAGTACATTCGGCAACTATTAGAAACAACAG